CGCTTTTTATCTTCTTGAGTTTTTCGTCGCTTTCTGGTTTTAAACAGTTCAATTGTTTGAGCTGTTTTGTTTTCTAGGTGTGTGGACGTGTTCGTCAGCATCTAGACCAAAGTTGTTTTAACCACAAAGCCCCCCTGACACTTTTGGAAAATGAGTGAAGCCACATTATTGTCGCCTCTCACACATGATCCAAGAGAATTTGATCGTGACCCCATTGCTACAGTCTTTCCAACGCATGAACATACAGTTAGTTTGCCGTTCCAAGTTAATAAAACTTTCTTGGAACAGTTTGCTGATACATATCCAGGCTATAAGGCTGTTGGCACTACACTACAACACTCTCACCCTCATCTCAACATAGATCGTAAGGTTATGGAAGAGATGGCTGTGCGTTTGTTACGCAGAATTAGTGATGGTTGGATCTTCGATGTTGGTGGTTCCTCTCTTCGGCATAAACGTCTGAAGCGGCGGAACATATGGTCTTGTCAACCACTCATTGACCCAGAGGACTTCGCTAGAGGTTTTGATCCTGGGTTGGCGTGCCGACATGTAGCGTGTGAATGTTATTGTAGAGCTTATGACACTGTAATGCTCATTCACTCGTTATACTATATTCCACCAGAGATGTTACTAGAGTTGTTAGTAAGATCGGTCTACAAGATGGGTGTTGCAGTTGTGCACTTATTCCCAGATCGAGCTGGCACTTTAGGCTTTAACGAAGCGTCCTACACCTCTGTGAATAATCTTATTGAAATGCATGTGCGTGGCAATTTTCACACCTACGTGCATGATAACATAATGTGGTTGAAGTCAAGATCTATAATGTCACGTGGCTTCACATTAACCTGGACAGTTGTTCATTTATCATTACACTCACATATTCTTGCTTTCAGGGTACATACTGGCGTGGTACGGTCATTATCACGCTTTCTGGAAGAAGACGTTAATGAAGAAATAACAGTGCGTACGCGACACAAGCGCGGATTTTCGCTTGCCTCTTGGTATGAGGAAAGTTCACAAACCGCGGCAATTCCAAAGAAATTGCTAACTTTGTTACAGAGACAGCGCATCGGGCGACCTGTCAACCCTCAAACATATCAGTTACTAATACATACTGCTTTGCGATTCTTGAAAGAGACTGAAACGAGTAGTGTTGACATTGGTAAACTAATGCTTGTTGCTGTTGGTCATGTCATGCAGTGTGATGTCAATCTTGAACAAGAATTACTTACAGAATTGTGTCTCAAACATGACTCGCATGAGTTTTTGGCTGAGCTGCTTGCTTTTCCTAAAAAACAGCAGACTTGGCTGAATTATGTTTCTTCTTTTCCCTATGCCTTGAGTTTTATTCTACCATGGCAAGTGCAGTTGATTGGTTACATGATAGCCAACCATCCGTCACGCACTCCACGACTCATGGCAACCATTGCCCCACCCACATCGCGATTTGACGATCCAACCGTTTACACACAATCTTATATTGAAGACATAACATCGCCACGGACTCATGATTTACAGGAATCACAGTTAAATTTGAATCCTATTGATGATGAAGCTAAAATAAATTATGACATTGCTGAGCACAGGGCACCACAAGGTATTCTCAAACCTATTGGGATAACTTTTGGTGGCTGCGCACCAGTAGCGTATGCTGGAAATCTCCAGAATGAGATTGTTTCAGTTAATAATCGTGCATTGGCACCGAAACCTGTACATGATGTGAGAAGATGTCATGAATTGAAGAGATGGTTGAAAAATGGGTTTGATAAAATCTTTCCAAATCGTAATGAGATCATTCCAAACTTTGATGAGTGGAATGAAAGATATCCAGTTGTTGTCCGCCGACGTCACGAAGAAGCAAAACGTAACGGTGGTACTAATAAACAGGAAAAACGGAAAGCATTTGTCAAAGTTGAAAAATTACTTTTGGCTCGTGACACAGTTGTCACAGACAAAGCACCAAGACTCATACAAGGAGCAGTTGATGAATACAACATCGAAATTGGCCCTTGGATGTATGCATTTTCTAAAGAATTAACACGCATATGGAACAAAGACTTCATGTTCTTTTATCCAAGTGGTGCTAGTAATGAAACGATTGGGGCATGGGCACCAACAGATCAAAATTACTATGAGAATGACTTTAGTAAATTTGATGCGACAATCCAC